CATTGGTAAGTTATTACTTGCAGTGTATGATTTGTACTTTGCCCAACACGCCATGTTTTCTAAACTATCTTTCATGATAGCAAATACTTTGTCGTGATTGTAAGTGACAGTTTTGCCGCTTTTAAAAGTAACATTAATTGTTTTATTTTGACCGACTAGTGATTGTCTTACCACAAATCTTTTACTTGAAATTGTATTTTCCATAACTATTTATTTTATTATATTGAACTTTATTATATTATCTTTACTGTTTCGTATTTAGTTTGTATTACATTGCGGTACAGTAATCGCAATTAGGAACTACATCGTCTCTTCTATGTAACTCGTCGTATATATCTACTACTTCATTAATACTTAAATCATTTAATCTTTTCATATCAAAGTATTTTTCTTGTATACTATTGTAACACTTCATTCCGAGTATTCCCATTATTTTATTTTCTTTGTAATTCATAACTATTTATTTTATATTATTATTATCTTTACTATATCGTTTTTATTTTGTATTTATTAGAGTATATAAATCATCGAGTGTTGATTCAATAAACTTTTCTTTACACATATTACTATTATATTTCCAAACAGAATTTATTAGTAATTTAATTAATTTTAGTTTTATTAGTGTTATTATATTTTTCATATTAAAGTATATTATTTGTTTATTAGTTATTTTTAGTTAAGGTGTACTCCGCCACTTCTCTCATTGTATAAATGAAAGTTATAATTATAGTATGACATTTGGTATATAAGTACTTAGAGTAACTACCTATTGTCACACTTCTATTTGTAGAGAACTCTACTGAATCTTCAAGTCTCTACAGAAAGCGGGCATACAGTTAGTATTTGTGTATGATTTATATTTAGTAAAACAGTTCATACTTTCAAATCTTTCTTTGTGAGTATTATATACTTCATCGTGATTATACTTTACTTGTTCACCTTTCTTGTTTGTGAATTCTACTACTACATCTTTACCTATTAAGGATTTTCTTATTACAAATCTTTTTAATTTCATATCAATTATATTTTATATATTATTATTATCTATTATACTTCGTACTTAGTTTGTATATACATCGTATACATGTACGATACTTCTTATTGTCATTAGTGTAAACATTATTATTAACATATCATTATTAGTATTAGTTATTATATTATTATTATCTAAGTACACTCGTATTTGTATTGTATATATATTAAAAAAGAAAATGCTGAATATATAGGGGCCCTTCGGGGATAAATGGGGAGGCCCCTTGAGGGATGGGGTTTTGGGTAGGGGGTAAGGTTAGTATAGTATAGTACAGGGCTTTACTCCTATATTTACAATACGGGAGTAAATATGAAAACTACTATGTAATTATCTTCTTTGTAGAACAATATAAAATATAGACAAATGGCAACGATAACTCCAACAATAACTCTTACGGCAAACGACAGCAGTCATGCTACAACTCCAGGACCGCTAAGCTTTTCGCTATTATTAAATAAAAGCAACGCTACAACCGTTAATGGTCGTGTTATTGCGGAAATAGAAGGCGTTACAACAACGCATACTAATCATAAAATATTTGATTCGTCAAGCATGGGCCACGCATACATATATGTAAGTAATCCATCGGACAGAGAAATATTTTTAGCAGAAGATGATGCTGCTTCAACAGGTAAAAGATTTATGTCTATAGGACCTGGTGAATTTGCATACTTCCCATGGTCAGGAACAAAAGACATATTTGCAGATCATACTGGTTCTGGTACTAAAAACTTAGAATATTTTATATTTCAAAAAGCATAATAAGGAAAATCCTTATACCTAATCAATAAAACCAAAAACAATGACATACATATACTATAAAAGTAGTACATATACTACAGAACCTAAAATTTCAGAAAAACAAATGGATGAGTGGAAGCACTTAGCCACTAAAAAGAACTGGAGAATAACACAATTACCTAACGGGTACTACCAAACTGAGGTAAATAAGCCTGAAAATGAAGATTCTTGGGTAGATATTACGCGAAGAGAGACAATGGAAGGCGCAGAAGCTGCAATAAACGGCAGTGTTGAGCACTTTGAGAAGAAATTAGAGTACGTAAAAGGCCCTAAGGTTGTAAAAACTTTTGAATAACACATGGGATTTAAGCTAGGAAGTGAAAAAAGAGAGTATAAATCGTCTGAAAACGTAAAATTAAGCTCAAATAAGCAAGGAAAAATTAATACTAGGCCTGATTTAGGCGAAGGTGTGCTAGCTAGAGCTAATATGGACGGTAGTATAGACGTAGCAGAACATGTAGATCAAAGCGATCCTAGTTTTATAAAAGTATTAAAGCATGAACAAACCCATCTTGACCAAATGGCAGACGAAAGAGCTGCTTATGGAGACGGATGGGTCATGTGGGAAGGTAAAATCTACATGCGTAGAGATGAAAATGGAGAACCTATAATCGATGGACCTAATGGCAAGTGGCCTGAAGGACATCCTAACCACCCGTGGGAAGCAGAAGCTATCGCGGCAGAAGATCAGTAATTATAATTATGGCAAGAACAACTAAAAGCAGAGGTAAAACAAATTTTAGGTTAGATAACTCACCTTATCCGTTATTTAAAGGATTAAGAAAAGGACTTAAAAATGTATTTAACGCATCGCCTGTTGGTATGCTAGCTAACGTTATAAAAGGCGGAGGCGGTGGTGGTGAAGGCGGAAGTATAGGAGAGCGTTTAACTAGAATAGAACAAAAACTTGACCAAGCGGGATCTGAAGCAGGTAGCGCAGATGCTATTGCTGGAAACCAAAATATTGACCCAGCTGAGTTAGCGGCTGGTAAAGCTAAGAAAGCGGCAATGAGTGGTGGAGATGACGAAGAGCTTTTACAAGCAGAAGTATAAATAAACAATAAAATTAAATTAAATTAAATTATGGAATACAACTTACCTAGTGAGTTGGTGAAAGATCTTAACTTTGGTAGCGATGCTAAAGATAAGGTAATCACCGGCGTGAATAAATTAGCCCAAGCTGTAAAGTCTACGTTGGGAGCATCGGGAAAATGCGTAATATACGAAGACGGCAGAGGCAGACCGGTCATAACAAAAGATGGTGTAACCGTAGCGGAAAGCGTAGTCTTATATGATCCGGTCGAAAACATGGGAGCAACTTTAATTAAAGAAGCTGCTCGTAATACAGTTAAAGACGCTGGAGACGGTACAACTACCGCTACAGTGCTAGCTGAAGAACTAATCAAACAAATAGACGCTGCAGTCGCAGATGGTCTTACAATCAGAGAAATAAAAGATGGAGTAAACAAAACGCTAGACGAAGTCATTAGTTATTTAAATGATATAGCTACTGACGTTGAAGGTGATATGTTAAAGTCTGTTAGTGCTATATCTTGTAATAACGATGAAAAGCTAGGTGCTATTATAGCAGAAGCTTATGAAAAAGTTGGTAAGCAAGGTGTTGTACTTATGGAAGAAAGCGAGTCAGATGAAACATATGTTGACATCGTAGATGGTGTTAAAGTAGAGTGTGGGCTTACTTCACCGCATTTTGTTACTAATAATGAAAAGCAAGCTTGTGAACTAGATAATCCTTTAGTGTTTATATGTTCATCTGAAATACCTAACGTGCGTAAAATACAAAACATACTAGAACATGTTATCAAAAACAATAGGGCTTTATTAGTTATAGCGCCAGTAGCACAACCTGTTAAAGCCGCGCTTATGATGAATAAGGTAAAAGGTAATATTAAAGTAAATGTTATTGATTTACCAGGCTTTGGTCCTACTAAAAAAGATGCTACAGAAGATCTAGCTATACTAACAGGTGCTACAGTGCTTAACGAAGAGTTAGGAGATGATTTAGACTTAATGAAACCTGAACACTTAGGTGAAGCTGATTTTGCTGTTACAGACAATAAACATACAGTTCTAACAATTGAAGGTATGACTAATGATATTGAAAATAGAATAGATGAGTTAACTAGTAAGCTAGCTAAAGAGTCAAATGGTTTTATTAAAAAGAAACTAGAAGATAGACTTGCTATGTTGTCAGGTAGTGTTGGTATAATTAAAGTAGGTGCTAACTCAAAAGTAGAGTTAAAAGAAAAGAAAGATCGTGTTGAAGATGCTATATATGCTACAAGAGCTGCACTACAAGAAGGTATAGTACCAGGTGGTGGCGTAGCACTATTAAACGCTAGCCAAAAGATTATAGCTAATAACGCTGGTAAAGTATTGCTTAATGCACTATCGTCACCTTATGAAACTATATTAGACAACGCTGGTATTAAAGTAGGTGAACAGATGCAAGATGGTTGTGGCTGCAATGTTATAACAGGTGGCTTTGTTAATATGATTAACGAAGGTATTATTGATCCAGTGCTTGTAACTAAGTCCGCACTTAAAAATGCTGTAAGTGTAGCGTTAACAGTAATGTCAGCAGATTGTGTAATATCAAACATAAGAATAGAAAATGCAAGCAGTTAACGATTACGTAATAGTTGATATAATAAAAGAAGGGCCAAAGAAAGTTGGTGGCCTTATATTAACTGATGAAACAGATGAAACAAATAGATATAAAAAAGCAAACATTATATCTGTAGGTAATGATGTACCTATTGTTAAAAAAGGTGATAGTGTTTATTACGATGCTGTTGCTGGACACGATATAGCTTATAATGATACTATGTATAGAGTTATACGTGCTAGGGATATAGTTATAGTAGAATAATTACTATTTAGTAAAAACGTGTAATATCTATTAAAGTAGATTAAACACAAACTATAAACCAAAAACAATAAACAAAAAAATCATAAATTAATTATTAATCATAAAAATAAAAACACAATGGAAAAATTTTTATATTTTAGAGTTGTTGCTGATGTTGATAATGATGACGGTACTGCAAAAAGCACTGACACTGATCATCCAACTTCTTTAATGATACCAACTAGCAAGATTATATCTATATCACCAAACACTGATAGTGGAATTTTAATACAATTTGAAAGTGTTAGAAATCAACCTGCTTTGCGAGCTGGTGCAACAAGTGAACAGACTCTTACTGATTCTGTAGGTATAGAGTGTGCTAGGCATACTCAAAAAGAAATTATAGAAACGATTATACAGGCTATTAATTCTAATCAATTATATACTGATGGATTTATCACTGTATTTGATCATGTTACTACTAATTTAGCTAATGAAGCTGTAGAAGAAATTAAAATACATCCTTCTATTACTGGACCATTCGCTTACGTTGCTGACGATAACTGCACAGCTATAACAGTTGGAGATCCACAATAATATTATTAACTGAGTAAAAAATTTTAAAACAAAAAAAAATGGAAAAATATCTTTATTTTAGAAAAAGATCAGACGTCGATGATGACGATGGAATAGATGATTCAATCTTTGTACCAGTTAGTAGAATAACCGGTGTAATTCCTTCATTAGGAACAAGAGTTCAAATATTCTTTAGAAGTGTTAACAATGAAGCTGGAAACATAGCAGATAACGAAAACGTTATTTCAGACAATGTTACACTTACTATTAATAGTGGCACGATGAAAGAAGTAGTTCGATCTATTGCTAGAGCAATTAATGGTCAGCGTATAAGCGATGGTATCATAACTGTTGCTGATATGGCAACAACAAATTTTGATGACAGTACAAGATTAGCTGTTACTATTGATCCTAATATTGCTTCTGTTCACTCTATTAATGTAGCTGCTGCTATTACGTAATAGATGAAACTAGCTAGTCATGATTTACGTGACTTACAAATTCTTAAGTATTACAGGCTCGTTAGAAAATGGGCCTGTAAAACTTACGGATTGACTGACGCTGATCTTGAACTGCTAATTTACTTAGACTGTAAAAAAAGATTTACGCGTCAAGAATTTATCGACGGAACATATACAATGAGTTGGGATAAGAACCGTTGGGAGAAATTAAGGAGGAATGGTTGGATCGAAGCGTGGCGACACAGAAACAGAACAACCATCAAATACTCTGTATTCAAAACCTCCTTTAAGTGTTCGCACTTAATAAATAGAATATATAGAATACTCTTAGGTGAAGAAGATATACCTACTTCAGCAAAGAGTGTATTTTTTAATAACAAATCATACACCGATAAGGTAATGAATAAGTCTATCGATGATATGATAAAAGATAATGAACGATGATAGGAAATGTAATTGGTAGTTTATTCAGTAAAGTAGTTAATAATGCAGAAGGAATACTTGATAAAGTTATTACAACAGACAAAGAAAGAGATGAAGCCAAGCTTGCGCTCAAGAGCTTATTACTCGAAGCTGAGAAAGAAGCCTTTGCGAAAGAAGTCGAAGACAGAAAGAGCGCTAGAGATATGTACAAAGACGACGCGTTTATTCAAAAAGTACTTGCAACGTTATTTACTGCTGCGTACTTCGGACTAAGTTTTATGATGTTTAAAGTCTTTGTAGTTAAAGAAATAAACTTAGGTGAGTTTGAAATTAGTTTCATCTCAACAATATTCGGTGCTATGAGTGCCAAGGTTAATACAGTTGTCGACTTCTTCTTTGGAGGTTCGTCAAAAAAAAATGAACAAATAAATAAAAAATAAAATGATTAATAAAAAAACATTTACAAAAGTATTACCTACTATACCTGCTAGTTTACAGTTCGCTGCTAGGTTTGGAGACGCAGACATATTGTTTGACTGGCATAAAGTAGAAGGTTTTAAAGGTGCTTCAATTGACGGCGCGCAAATAATATCAAGAAGTGTAGGAGCTTTTGGTATAGAATTGTTATTTGCAAGTAGTAACATTAAAGAAGTTGAAAGAGGTATATCTGTAGATCAAGCGCCTCCAAGTTTAGGAACTGTTAATAGTGCTGTAACTACTTTTCAATGGAAAAATAATTTAACAGGAATTGTTGAAATTGCATCTGGAGACTTTAATGATAATGATTTAGGAGCTTTACATATAGCTGGAAAGCATGGATTAAACATACCTGTCAGTGGAGATTTATATATTGCTGCTATTAGTAAAAGTAATCCAGATTTTAGGACGACTGGGCCTCAAGTTAGTACAGAAACAGCTACTAATACAACAGCGTTAGTAGTTAAGACTGTTTCCGCTTTAACAGCTTTTGCTCCTGGCGATGTTATTAACGATCAAAGCGATTTAGATATTGGTACAGTTAGATCTGTTACTGATGCTAATAATATTGTATTAACTAAAAACTGCGCTAGCGTTAGTAGTGTAGATAGATTTCTATACAACATACACCCGATACAAGTAATGTTATCAGGTTCTATATAAAATTAACAAATTAAATTAAATTAAATTATGGCAAAAAAAGAAAAGGTTGTTGACCTTAAACCAAGAGTTGACAAAATATCAAAAGAGCATTTAGATCAATTACTAGATGCGGTAAATAAAATAAATAGTCTTCAATTTAATATAGGTAGATTAGAAACTCAAAAGCATAAGTTGTTACACGAAATAGCTTTAGGCAATGATACTGTTTCTCTGCTACAAGATAAGATGCTGAAAGAATATGGTAGTTACGATATTAACTTGACAGACGGAACTATTAATTGGCCTAAAGATGAAAAATAATATTATAAGAAAAATTACTATAGGTAAAGATTATAAAAACGACTCGATGCACTACTCTGTTAATCAAGAAGTTTATGGTGGTCATAAAATTTGTGATATAATAGAGGAAGAAGATAAATACTGTGTTTATATTAAAAAAGAAAAAGTAGTTATACCTTGGAAAGACTTTAATAAAAATATGGCTATATCAGTTGAGTATAACCTAGAATACTAATGGATGGTTATAAAGATTTTATTGTTTCTCCTATTGGCGAGCGTTATAATAATGTTAAACGAATAGACAATAAAGAACTAATATTAAATACAGAGATATTTAATCACCAATACATAAATAGATTAGCAAAGATTATATCTATACCACTTTTATACAAAACACCTATAAGTGTTGGTGATGAAGTTATAATACATCATAATGTTTTTAGAAGATGGCATGATGTTAAAGGTAGGGAAAAAAATAGTAGATCTTATTGGAAAGAAGACAAATATATAATATCAAAAGATCAAATATACTTATATAAAAAAGCTAGTTGGTCTGCTATGCCTGGTTATAGTTTTGTAAAACCTATAGTATCAAATGATAAGTTTGTTAAAGAAACAGAAAGATCTCTTATAGGTATTATAAAATATAACGACGGAACTTTTGATATAGATACTTTAGTTGGCTTTACACCTAATAGTGAATATGAATTTGTTATAAACGGTGAAAGATTATATAGGGTTTTAAATAAATTTATTACAATTAAATATGAATATAAAGGAGACGAAAAAGAATATAATCCAAGCTGGGCGCAAAGCCGTTGAAGAACTTATAAAAGTTGCTAAAGAACCTATAGTTGATAGCGATGATGATATATCAGCTGACAGATTAAAAAATGCTGCCGCTACAAAGAAGTTAGCTATATTCGATGCGTTTGAAATACTTAATCGCATACACGAAGAAGAAAATATAATAGAAGGTAAAACTGAAGAAAAAAAGCAAACAACATTTAAAGGTTTTGCAGAAGGTAGATCAAAATGAAGTACGAACAAACGTTATATAAAATAATAGAGCCAATACGAATAAACACTTTAAAAAGGTTAAATAAATCTAAAAAGTGGAAGTATGGTTACAACAAGGAAAATGACGTTGTTGTAATATCAAAAACAGGTATGATTGGTGATGTTATAGAAATACAAGGTTTAAAAATAGCTTTACCTAAACAACCTAAAGAAATATATTCTTGTAGTAAAATAAAGTCAGAGCAAAAATGGAAGCAGTTTCCAGCTAAGCCTGAGTTTAAAAAAATTAAAACAGTATTTGATTGGCAAGATTATTCTATTGATTTTAAAGAAGAACACTACGGTTATATAGACGAAGAGTTTAAAAGAAGAGAAGAAGGTTTTTGGTTTATGAACAAAGGTGAACCAACATACATAACAGGCTCACATTACATGTATCTACAATGGAGTAAAATAGACGTAGGTGCACCAGATTTTAGAGAAGCAAATAAATTGTTTTTTATGTTTTGGGAAGCTTGCAAAGCAGATGTTAGATGCTATGGTATGTGTTATTTAAAAAATAGACGATCAGGTTTTTCGTTTATGAGTTCTGCTGAAACAGTTAATCTAGCTACACTCGCTAGTGATAGTAGATTTGGTATATTATCTAAATCAGGTGCTGATGCAAAGAAAATGTTTACAGACAAGGTAGTACCAATAAGTTTAAACTACCCTTTCTTTTTTAAACCTATACAAGATGGTATGGACAGACCAAAGTCAGAGCTAGCATATAGAGTACCAGCTAAAAAGTTTACACGTAAAAAAATACGTGAACGAGAAGAGATGGATGATGTACAAGGTCTTGATACAACTATAGACTGGAAAAATACAGGTGATAATAGTTATGATGGTGAGAAGTTAAATTTATTAGTTCACGATGAAAGTGGTAAATGGGAAAGACCTGATAATATAAAAAATAACTGGAGAGTTACAAAAACTTGTTTGCGTTTAGGTAGTAGAGTTGTTGGTAAGTGTATGATGGGTAGCACTAGTAATTCATTAGATAAAGGTGGTGAAAATTTTAAAAAACTATACAATGATTCAAATGTTACCAAGCGCAACAGAAATGGACAAACTAAGTCGGGATTATATTCTTTGTTTATTCCTATGGAATGGAATTATGAAGGATTCATTGATGAATTCGGACGACCTGTATTCACTAATCCTGAACAACACACACTTGATCCACAAGGACTAGAAATAGATTACGGTGTTATAAACCACTGGGAAAACGAAGCTGATGGTTTACGCGACGATCAAGATGCTTTAAATGAATTTTATCGTCAGTTTCCTAGAACTGAAGAGCACGCGTTTAGAGATGAAACTAAAAATAGTATATTTAACTTAATTAAAATATACGAACAAATAGATTACAACGAAGGTAATAGACACGAAACAGCAGTGAGTGTTGGTAATTTTCAATGGACAAACGGTGTAAAAGATACAAGAGTTGTTTTTAATCCAGATCCTAATGGTAGATTTAAAATAAGCTGGTTTCCAGATAACAACATGCAAAATAATGTTATATTAAAAAATGGCATCAGATATCCAGGTAACGAGCATGTTGGCGCTTTTGGTTGTGACTCTTACGATATATCAGGTACAGTTGATGGTACTGGATCAAAAGGCGCATTACATGGCTTAACTAAGTTTTCAATGGAAAACGCACCAGCTAATACTTTCTTTTTAGAATATATAGCAAGACCACAAACAGCTGATATATTTTTTGAAGACGTTTTAATGTCATTAGTATTTTACGGTATGCCATTACTTGCAGAAAATAATAAACCAAGGTTATTATATTATTTACGAAGAAGAGGTTATAGAGGATTTAGTATGAACAGACCTGATAAAATATTTAACAAGTTATCAACAACTGAAAAAGAAATAGGTGGAGTACCAAACTCAAGTGAAGATATAAAGCAAGCTCATGCAGCTGCTATTGAAATGTACATTAACGATTATGTAGGTATATTAGAAGATAATACTCATGGTAATATGTATTTCAATGAAACACTAAACGACTGGTCTAAGTTTGATATAAATAGAAGAACTAGACATGATGCATCTATAAGTTCTGGTTTAGCTATAATGGCTTGTAACAGACATATGTATAGACCAAATCCTAAAAAACAAAAAACCGCTTTAAACCTAAATATAACAAAATATAATAATAAAGGATTATCATCTAGAATTATAAATAAAAAAGTATGAAAGGAATGTACGCTCACGTAAACTTTCCGTCACAAGCGGTTAGTGATTTTGAAAAAGTTAGTAATGAGTATGGTTTAAAAGTTGCTCAAGCTATAAGACATGAGTGGTTTAACGGTCACAACTCAAAATTTGAACACACACTAAATAGTTTTCACAAACTTAGATTATACGCAAGAGGTGAACAGTCTGTTCAAAAATATAAAAACGAATTATCAATAAATGGTGATTTATCTTATTTAAACTTAGACTGGAAGCCAGTACCTATTATACCAAAGTTTGTAGATATAGTTGTAAACGGTATGGCACAAAGATCATATGAAATAAATTGCTTTTCACAAGACGACTATGGTGTTAGTAAACGTACTGAATACATGCAGTCTGTACTGAGAGATATAAGGTCAAAAGAGTTTAACGATATGGTTGCTCAACAATTTAATATGAACTTATATGAAAATGATAAAGAAAGTTTACCAGACTCTGAAGAAGAACTAAAACTACATATGCAGCTTAATTATAAACAAGCTGTTGAATTAGCAGAAGAACAAGCTATAAACGTTTTAATGGAAAATAGTGATTACGACTTAGTTAGAAGAAGGTGTTTATACGACTTAACTGTTCTTGGTATGAGTGCTACTAAAACTACTTTTGATTTTAGTGAAGGTGCTAAAATAAAATATGTTGATCCAGCTAATTTAGTTTATTCATTTACAGAGTCACCATACTTTGATGATTTATACTATGTTGGCGAAGTAAAAGAGCTACCAGTAAACGAAATTGTAAAAGAGTTTCCAGGACTAACTGAACCAGACATAAAACAAATAGTTGATAAAGGACAAGATCCACTTAGAAGATCAGCTCATAGAGATAAAAACAAAGTACACGTTTTGTATTTTAATTTTAAAACACATATGAACGATGTTTATAAATTAAAGAAAACATCTGCTGGTTTAGAAAAAGTTATTGAAAAAGACGATACATTTAATCCACCAGAAGATAAAGAAGGAGATTTTAGTAAATTAGAAAGATCTGTTGAAGCTTTGTTTGAAGGTGTTTATTTATTAGGTTCTAATAAGCTTTTAAGATGGCGTATGATGCCTAACATGATGAGATCAGACTCTGATTTTAGTAAAGTTAAAATGAGTTACCAGATAACAGCACCTCGTATGTATGAAGGTAGAATAGAAAGTTTGGTAGGTAGAATAACTGGTTTTGCTGATATGATACAGCTAACACATTTAAAGTTACAACAAGTTATGTCTCGTATGGTACCTGATGGTGTGTACTTAGATGTAGATGGTTTAGCTGAAATAGATTTAGGTAATGGTACAAATTATAATCCACAAGAAGCCTTAAACATGTTCTTCCAAACTGGTAGTGTTATTGGTAGAAGCTTTACAGCAGACGGTGATCAAAATCCAGGTAAAGTACCAATACAACAAATAAACAACGGTGTTAATGGAGGTAAGTTACAGGCTCTAATACAAACGTATAATTATTATTTACAAATGATACGTGATGTAACCGGATTAAATGAAGCAAGAGATGCTAGCACTCCAGATCGTAACGCTTTAGTTGGTGTACAGAAGCTAGCAGCAGCTAACTCAAACACAGCAACAAGACACATACTACAGTCAATGTTATTTTTAACTGCTGAAGCTGCAGAGTGCTTATCACTTAGAATATCAGATATAATAGAGTATTCACCAACGCGTGACGCTTTTATAAGAGCTATAGGTGCTCACAATGTAGCAACGCTTACTGAAATGGGTAGCTTACATTTATATGACTTTGGTATATTTATAGAATTAATGCCAGATGAAGAAGAAAAAGCTATATTAGAAAATAATATACAAATGGCATTAAGTCAAAAGTTAATAGACTTAGATGATGCTATAGATATAAGAGATACTAAAAACGTAAAGCTAGCTAATCAACTTTTAAAAATAAAAAGAAGAAAGAAGCAAGAGCGTGATCAAATAATGCAACAACAAAACATACAAGCTCAAACACAAGCTACTAACATGGCTGCTCAAGAAGCTGCTAAAATAGAACTTGAAAAAACACAAGCTAAATATGATAATGAAGTTGGATTAGAAAGAACTAAAAACTCTTTACAAATGAGGTTTTTAGAGCATGAAGCTAAAATTAAAAAAGAGTTAATGATGTTAGAGTTTAAATTAAACACTGATTTAAAAGGTGAAGAAAAAGAAACTGCTTCTAGGTTAGAGTCTTTACGTGAAGATAGAAAAGATGAAAGAGTTGATAGACAAGCTATGCATCAAAAACAAATGATAGATCAAAGAAAAGGGGCTGATTCACTTAATAAATTTGAGTCTTCAGGTAATGATATACTTACG